TTCTATCTTTCCTATGCTTTCACACCATCTCTTTGTAACCTTATATTTCTTGGCATTAGTTGTTATATAGATATGATCTACAAAATCAATTATCGAACCAACCGCTACCTTAACATTTTCTAGCTCACTATCTCCCTTAGTAATAATACACAATGATAAAATCATACTTTATTAGCCATCTGAAACATTTTATACTTCTTAACTAACTTAAGGAAATCTTCTCTGGAATCCATCCTATACTTTGGGAACACTTTTCGCATCATTCTATAAATTGGGGTGGGTATGGAGGCAAGGGACCTTCCGGTCTGTTTATGCACTTGCTCCGAAGTTGACATTTCAGCATCCTTATATTCTTTTCTAGTTTCGGTCCAAGAAACAACCTGTTTGGGATATAAGTCCTCCCAAGCAGCAATAATAAACCTCATCATCTGCTCGCCCTGCTTAGAAAAAGGGTCTGCCGGGCTCCCCATTTTTAGATGGGCATCCGATAAGATTTTCGATGCCGCAACGGCCTTGGGGGGAACAATCTCAAAGTTGTTAAGATCAAGAGGCATGCCGAGAGTATAACACAAAAAGGTTTTTAATTATTTGCATTACGCCTGTTCTTAAAATCAACCTCTTGTCTCTCTAGCTCCTTTATCCAGTTACAGTTTCTACATAAAACCTGAAACCCCCTAGGGTAATTATTTCTCCTTAACCAAGATACTATATTTTCAGTACCAATTTCTTTCCTATGTTCTGCACCATTGTTATCTATGTGATCCATTGTTAAAACACGAACATCTGTATTTCCACATCTAGCACATATTGACCCCCCATATTTATCGAAACATTCCAATTTACGGGCGTTGTACTTAGCGCGTGCCAAGCATGCCTTTTTATCTAAATAATTATTCTTTTCTACCCACAACTTTGAATATTTCTGCCAATCTTTATTAACAAGGGCATTCTCGTCTGGTATCAATCTACTAGTATTTATACCTAATTTCTTTTTAACCCTATACTTTGCGTCAGCCTTATGTTTCATCGTCCGATATTCAAGACTACTCTTTCTTTTAGAGTATGCTCTTTTATATGCTCCCTCCCTACCACGCTTTCTTTTGTAATGTACTCTACATAGCCCCTTAGCATAGACTGGCATCGTACAACCAGAGACTTCACATATCTTATCTATATTCCTCATATCCTGTACTATTATACAGAAAAAGACAGCTCCCTGTCTATAGGAAGCTGTCCCTGTAACTAAAGCATATCTAGAATACGCTCTTTATAAGGTGTTACTATACCCTGTACGCTTTACAGAAGCTTTTTCGTCGTAGCTTACCAACGTAAACTCTGTAATGTATGTTCCATTCTCACGGTCGCCATCTTTAGATCGTTCCTCCCAATGAGGCTCTCCAGTATTAACTAAAAATGCATGTTCAAATAGATCTTCACGAACACCAAGCACACATAGAGTACCAGCCGTAGACCTCATGTCCTTATGAGCTAGAACTTTAACTGTTTGTCCAACTTCAGAATCGTAAACACGAATTTCAGCCGTCAGTTTCTTGTCCTCAGCATCAACATTCCTCGTAAGGTTTGTTCCGAACTGAGCCACACGTCTCTTTATGATTACCGGTGCTATTAATACGTCCATAACGTAAGAAGCCCCGACTTCATCCCACGATTGCTGAACTATATCGTTCAATTCAGTTTCGCTAAAAGAAGTACCCGAACCTCTGGCGGTTATATTTGTACTAATACATCTTTCCATTCCAGCCATTCCCCTTGCGGTATCTGTCTGTCCTGCAGCTAATACACCGTTCACGGTGGCGTATTCCATTTCGGATTTAAGTCTTCGCAAAGCTCTCTCCTTTTCAACACCAAGTGCGTCTTCACCAGTAACATTAGCTATCGAAGCTCTAGTTCTGGAAAGTCTCACAGGTGCATCAAGAATAACAGTTCTGTTGTTAGAACGTTTCTCTACTTCCAAATCAACGTAGTCAGTAGAAGCTCCTTCAACATTACCAGTGGCCGATGTTGCTCTTGCCTCATGGAACAAGTTCCACTCGTGCAGAGTATTCATGGCGGGAGGTGCAACACCTAAATTAGAGATAAAATAAACATCCTCACTAGGAGATATATCTTTTAATATATCCAATAAGGATTCTCTTAACTCCAACGCTGGCGTAGTACCACCCTGAGATTGATATGTATCTTTTCCAAATGCCATTTATTTCTCACTCTCCCTTCAAAAATTTAACTATAATAATAAGTAGCAATAGATTTCAATAATTGTGCCTAGTTTATAGCCGAAGCATAGGGCTACTACCGCATATATATATTTTTAGTTGAATGATATTAGGGTTTGCAAGCTCTATTTTTTGGATTCTCTACGTTTAAGGAGTTCTGCTAGGGCTCCTCTTTTTCCGGACATTACCTTTTTACGAAGGGCTTCTTCCTTCTCATCGGCGTAATAACCACTCATAGAGCTGGAATGTGGTTTAATAGCGTTTATCTGTTCCTTCTGTGTCTTTTCCTTATTTTCTTTTTCTTTTGCCATTGGTTCTCCCCCCTCCTTAAAATATCTACTATGCCATTTTTCTGCTGCCGACAGGGGGTCTTCTTTACCCTCCATCATTTGGCCTATTATCTCATTTCTAACAGAATCGTAGAACTCTTCATTGAACTTCTCATTTTCTGGATCCAGTTCTGGAAACTTCTTATGTACCTCGGTCATTTTAGCGGTCTTCTGGCTTCTGGTTCTAGCCTCGGCTTCTTTTCTAGCCTGTATTTCCACACGTTTAGCAGTAAACTCCGCCCTCTTAACAGAATCACTCATGCCCTGCATGACATTCTTTAACTTATTCCCATCCAAATAACCATTCTCATCTACCATGGACTCTAATTGCTCACCAATATCGGCTCCTTTTGGAGCATTTTTCTGTGGGGATGGAACAGGCTTAACAGGTTCCGGCTGAAGACTTTCTAAAACATTCTTATAGCCGTCCCTCTCTTTTTTTAATTCTGAATTTGAGTTCTTTAGTTTATCGAATTGTTCAGTAGTTCTATCCTTTTCGGATTCTTTTTCGGGAACCTCTGAGACAACGTCTTCTGGAATAGTTTCTGTTTTTTCCGGTTCTGGCGTAATTGTAGGAACTTTTTCTGCCATATTGATTGGTATTATAATTTAACTTCTACTTTTAAGCAACTCTAGTAATTCATTTATTCTAGCTCCGCCCCAAGACATGCCACAAGTCCCACACACAAGCCTTCCGTCGACAATCTCAACGTTTTTATGTCGACACTTCTTTTGAATAATACCGGAAACATCCACCGTTTCCTCAAAGGGTTCTTTAGGCGCCGAGGTTATAGGGGGCTGTTTTCTTGTCATCCTGTTGTTTTGATAAATTTATAACCACAGCACTAGCATTACTAAGTATATTGAAAATTTCTTTATAAGCCATTGCCCTGCCATACTGCTCAGTATATTGCTTAAAGAAGCCCTCTACTGTTTCAGACTCAGCCGGATCGGGCCACAGGTTGTTGAACGCCTGCTCCAGTATTGGTTTGAGGTACTCCAGGTACTCCGGGGACTTGGACAGGCGATTCAGCGCCTCCCATTTGAGGGCCTCCTGCTTCATTTTGCTTGATTTCTTTAAAGAATTTTTCTGCACCTTTTAAGCCTCCTAATTCGAAGGACGCCTGTAAAAGCTCTTTTACCGCAGGTCTAAATCCTTCTCCTGCTAACAATTCTATCACAATCGGGTTGCCTGTCAACAAGGCGGTAGCTTTATCCAATACCATCGACTTTTCGTCGCTAGCACTCAAAGACATTGAATTAACATCTGGAATATAATCGTACACGCCCTCTAAATCTCCCGGCACAGCAGCTATCTCGGCCTCTGTTTGGGAAGCTCCTTCGACTATGTTCATCTTAGGTTTCACATTTAATTTAGTAGGATCTTTTTCATTCGGGTTTGTTACTACCGGGAATTTCGGCGTACTGGCCGTCTCATAAAGAGTTTGTATTTCAGCATTTGACATATCTGGATTTTGTTCCAAGATATCAGCAACCATCTGCAATGCCTCTGGAGCTATTTCTGTCTCGGCCAGTCCAGCAGTCTTAAATCTATCGAATGTATCCCTGCCAACTATCCTTACAATGTATTCGGTCTTTTCCCCATTATCAAATAAAAACTGTTGGTTATTAGATAACCACATCAACATAATGTCAGTAATAAACTCCGAAAGATCGTTCTGATTCTTTTGATCTCTGGTAAGTCTTTGTCTATCTGTAGATTTTATTTCTGTAGCAGTTTTGTTCCCGCCTTCAAATGGTCCTAAATTAGAAATGCCCTGAGATAAATCTCCCATAGCCACATTAAACGCCGCCACAAGAACCTGATAGGTAGTCTTAAAAAATGCCAAGGAATCGCCACTAGAACGCATTTCCTCAACAGCATCCTGTCTGGTAACCAGCCACTGCGCCTCTGGTCCATACTGAATAGTTTCTATTCTCGCAGCATTTTCTATAATCTTAAGGGGAGGTCGCATCTTTAGAATAACCTCGTCCATATAACCACACAAAGTAGCCTGAATAGCCCTCCATAGTGGCAGCACAGACTCGACTTCGGATTCTCCTAAAGGATCATCCTGTATATGGTAATACCTTAACTGACCAATCGGAATCTTCTTGTGTTTATACGGGCCCGGAATATCTCTTACGACTAGCTTAAAGTCTGGGCTAAATGTTATCCAACGGTCTTTCCTATACTCTGTAACCAACTTTACAACTGGGAAACTCGTATCATCTCCAAGCCTATCCTTCAAGCTTCGTAGTGTCTTTCCTCTTGGCACAAAGTCATTAGATCTCTTAGACTTAGAAGACTTTAGTTTCTCATTAGCCTTAGTTTTCAACTCTAATATGTTCTGAAACCCACTCTTTCCACCACTAATATCAGAACTCTTTTCGAGGTCTTTTATACTTTCCCAACTCCTATGTTGAAACCAGTTAGCGTCTCTTATGTGCGATGCGCTTGGATCTAAACCACAATCTCTTATGTCCAATGGAATCATCTCGTTACTGTCGAATGTTACCTTTTTATCCTCACCAACCTCATAGCGCCACTTAATTAGTGCAAACTTAGAGGCATATAGTCTAGCATCCAAATCACAGATAGATAGTTTCGTAAGCATTGCCCCGCCTTCCTTAGCAATATCCCATTGATAATCAAGAATCGCATTGTTGACTAAGGCTTTGGTGCTATCTGCAACCCCCTCTCTTGGAACAAGTGACCCGCGTAGTTTTGAATTTAAAAGTCTAGCATTTTTCTCAATCAACGAGGTTCTTATCCTCGGATCGACCATTCTAGTAAGATAAGGCCACTCACTTGGCAACTTTCCATAGTAGGCATCCGTTATATCATTCCAACCGCCCTGACGATCCATACGGTTACGGTTGTCTTCAGTCCACATCTTGTAATGTTCCATCAATTCTATGATGAGCTTCTCTTCTTTATCCTTCGCCATAATTAAAATCTTGTAGGAAACGATGCAAGGTTTGCAACTTTCAAAACTAATAACTCCTCAAAACTATCTATATATAAATCTAGTGCCTTTCTTTTACATACCGAACAAAGCCTATAAAACTCTCTGCCACGAGATGTCTCCGATACAAAGTAACTTGGCAGTGCTTTGGTGTTGGTTGTACCGCATAACTGGCAAGTCCACTCGTCTAATGTCTCCACCGCCAAACCATGCCTAGCCCCGCCGTACTTACTCCACCCATACATTTGCTTGGTTATTACAACCCCCATTTTTTGCTTACCTTCTTATTGTGGTCAATAATGTTTATTAATCCACTATTAATAACAACCGGAGACGGTTCCTGCTGATATAACTGCCAAGCTATAGCCAACGCCATTATGAGGTCATCGTGTGCGCCACTCTCTGCCTGCGCTTTCCAACTACTAGCAGTCTGATTAACTATAAAACTAAACAGTTCGTTTACGGTGATACTATCGTAAACCCTTAGAAGTACATTATCTATAGCTTCCTTTAAGTCCTGTAGCATTGCAGGTCTGGTAGCCGACGAGGTAACCCAACCATACTTTTTCCCCTTAATAGCTGAAAGTTTGTCGTAGTCTACCCTCCTAGTATAAATCCTAAACTTGTTGTTTTTGTTTAGTCTGGCAAGTCGTTCCAGTTCAAATATACCGCCATTATTCGTCTCATAGGCTAATAGCGGAGGTACGCCTGTAACGTTACATATGTTCTCTAATACTGGTAATAGCTCATCAGTCATATAGCTTGTGGTCTTCTTAGAGTGATAGACTAGTGGTACGTCTAGCTTAGTCTTAGATACAAACTGTGCAACTGAATAGTCTCCTCCACCACTACAAGTATCACAACCCACGACTATAAACTCTCCGACCTCTAGTTTCCTATACTGTCTAAAATCCTGCATATACCAGATCCGTTGTTATCGGTTTCCTAACTAGTTCCAAATACTGTTCCATTGCCAAGTTATCAAAGTATGTATCCCCTGACGTGATAAAGGCTTCTGTTGGTGTTTCGGGGTACTCTTGCTTAAACATACGCTGTAGTTCGCTTCTCTTTTGGTCGAGAAACTCCTTAGAATAAAAATCACTCCCCTTATAAAAGCAAGGAATAAAAGGTGTCTCTCCAGCCACAGTCTTATCCCAATACGTCTTGAAGGGATTAAACCCATTGGCAGTAGTTTCTATAATAACCCTACCCCCCGGAACAACCGCCTGCATGGCTCCGGCAATCATATCATCAAAATGAGGATAAAATGCACCTTCAGATAGGTGAAGATTTGTAATAGTCTTAGACCTACCAAGGTTGGTATTCTGTGCAGTACCTATATGATAGGTTGAGTTATTAGGCTCGAAGTAAAGCTCGTACTTAGAGTTATACTTTAACATCTTGGAAGTATTAACCTTGTTATGTGTGCCCCACGACGTTAGATAATCCTTAACACGCTTGAGTAAACCCAAAGCATTGTCTCGGCTATCTGCCACGACCATATTATAAGTGTTTTCCTTTAATAAAAAGTCAGCTAAGAACATCGCTAGTATCAAAGAACTGAACCCCTGTTGTCTAGCTTTCAATAAAATAGCCTTTGATTGAACAAAATCCTCTAATAAGAAGCTATCTTGGACACTATTAAGGATAAAAGGTACTCGAGTACCTTCTTTGTTGACAATATCTAAGTTATCTTCGATAAATCGCTTGTATCCCTTATTCATCGAGGCTATATTTACCTCGTTGCTTCTCAACTAGATTATTTACTTGCACACTAACACCGGCGGGAACATTATCGTCCGGTAAATCGCCAACTTTTCTATTCATTGCCTCCCAATGCTGAAAAGAACCTCTATCAGCGTACTTCATGCCCATCTCATCAAGCTTAGGAATAATCCTCTGGCGTAACCTCCTATACTCTGAATAAAACCAATCCTCGAAACCTGGCACTGTTTTAAGCCAAAAGTACCACGACTTTCTAGTGACTTCACACTGTTTCTCTATCTTGGAAGGGGAATCACTTAGAACCATAACTGCAGTATTCAAATACTCTTCCATTTTATCAGTAGGCTGAAAAACCCCTACATCCGTAACCTCTCGTCTAGCAATCGCCTTACTCATCTGCTAATACCTCCGCAACCAAACCTTTAACTATATATACTTCGTCATAAGTTCCATCCTGATTATCTTCGTTAGATGATTTAACGATAGTTCCCTTAACAACAATCTCTAAGTCTTGCCCTAACTCTAAAGGAAACTCAACAGGAATCTTACTCATGGAGATTTTAACTAAGTATTGGTCGGGTTTCATAGTTGGTTGCATTCTATCACAACCAAGTCCTTCCTGACAAAACTATACCTTTTTCCATAATGGCCCCGGCTTATTTTGCCCGTCCTCTTGTTGATTATCCAAAATCTCAAAGTACCTACGTCTCCCAAAATAACTCATCCTGAGAGTAAACGGACTGGCCGTTCGTATCTGTTCCACAATAAGCCACGAAACACTCTGTAATTCTGGCAAAGAATAATATTGGAAAGGTCTCCAAATAATTAAAACTGCATCAAACTGAGAAGTTACACTACCACCGTAAGGATCTTTGGGTCGTTGCACGAAGTTCTGAGTGGTATTCAAAAGCTCATCAAACTGTCTAGTCTCTATCGCCCTATCAACTAACTTACGATCAAGCGTATCTACCTCAGTGCTTGGAGTATGCCCCACCACAAATATCAATACTCCATATTTCTTAGCAATCCTTACAAGCTGTGCCATAACTTTCATACGAGCATTAGCAGAAGTTTCAGCACCAATACGAGTTACATTATCAAATACAACCACCTCAGCTCCTAACGATACTTGCTTACTGATAAAAGACTCTAACCTATCAATACTAAACTCACCCTCGAGATAAAATTCTTCAGCAGCTTGATTACAATCAAGAAGCAACAGGTTCTCCAGCACAGGCTTCATATCTTCTAAGTCCTCGTCCGTTATGTTCAAGAGATCT